GTCTCTTGCCTATGAAGAACTTCTTCGACTACAAGCAGACACTCAACGACTTCGAGGCGCAGTTCAACAAGGTGGTCGATGAGTTCTGTGACGAGTATCCGCAACTGGTATCAAAATCTGCGTTCACGTTAGGCACTATGTTTGATCGTGATGAGTACCCTGACGTTGATCGTGTGCGTACTAAGTTCGGGTTCCGGTATTCGTTTAGCCCTGTGCCTGAAGCGGGTGACTTCCGTGTAGATGTAGAAGAGGAAGCCCTGAACGAACTCAAGCAACAGTATGAGTCGCACTACAAGAGCAAGCTCGATGAAGCCATGCAGGATACTTGGGATCGTCTGTACGGTGTGCTGAACCATATGAGCGAGAAGTTAGCATTCACTGACGACAACTACGACGAGAACGGTGTGAAGGTCAAGCGGGCACCTTTTCATGCCTCAACGATTACAAACGCTATAGAACTCTGTGAACTTCTTACAAAACTAAATGTGACCAATGATCCTAAGTTGGAGGATGCACGTAAGCGGTTGGAGTCTGCTCTGGTGGGTGTGGATGCAGATACAGTGAAGGAGAGCCAAGAGATTCGCCACAGCGTCAAGGCTAAGGTGGATCAGATTCTAGATATGTTTGGGGATTGATATGAGCAAGCAAGAATCATGGATGGAAGTAACTATGGCGGGTAGCACGTTCATAGTAGAGAAGTCGATCGCACTAAAGTTGTTTGATCTATTAACAAGTGGGGAGGGGGTGTATCGCAGACAGTATGACTGGAACGATAAGATGCACTGGGTTGATGTAGTTGACCCCGAACAAGTAACTCTTAAGTATATCCCTGCAGGTGAGTTCGCCGTTATGAAGATAGTCGGTGCGAACAAGGAGGTAGAGCGGCAAGCTAAGGAGGCTGCTGAAAGAAAAGAACGGGAACGAAAGTTAAGTTGACATGATTAGTACTAGAACATATACTCGTACCAAATTTAATAACGATACTAGGAGAAAGAGTGAATGAAAAAGAATTTCTAGTGCGAGTCGAGTTGACTGAGCTTGAACATGGTGTAGTGACTCAGTGTATTGGTGGGGCGAGAGCAAGTAGCCCCACGATACTTTTCTTTTTGGGTATACCTGAGTTGTTACAACCAAAGATAGCGATGTTACGAATCGTTGACCCCGGAGATAGAGTATTTGCCGTGGGGCGGCGTGTAAAGCAAGATGTTTTTTATGTAGCTGTAACTCCAACAGAATGGAAGCAGCTATCCAAGGAGAGTAACTATGAAACCGATGGTGTTCAAAAATGAATGACGAAGACCTAAGAGACTTGTTTGCGGGGTTAGCTTTGATTGGATTAAATACAAGTATCCGAGACGAGAAACACACTGCTGCTTGGTGCTACAAGATGGCAGACGCAATGATTGAAGCAAAGTACGACGAAGCTGAACCCGAAGAACCTGAAGTAGAAGAAGGCATTACTGCCATTAAACCTAAAAGGAAAGTGAAATGAGAAAAGCAAACATGAAAGCCAAGATTATTACGATGATTGGTCAAGGCGTGAAGGCAAAAGAGATTGCTGAGAAGTTAGGAACGTCTGTCAGTTATGTGTATGTGGTGCGAAGTAGTATGAAGAAAGATGTAATTAGCAAACACATCGAGACCATCCTATCCACAACTGACACACCCTTGCGACCTATAGTAGACATGGTCAACCACCCACCACACTACACAGCAGGCGGCATCGAGACGATTGATTATATTGAAGCCAAGCAACTGGGGTATAACCTTGGTAATGTAGTGAAGTACGTATCCCGTAACGCACTCAAAGGAGACCAACTGGAAAACTTGAAGAAGGCGCAGTGGTATCTTAATCGTGAAATTAAACAACTTGAAACGAAGGCATCAAAATGAAAAAATTATTTATCGCATCATGTCTGACATTATTTATCAACCCTGCTTTTGCAGCGATTAAGTGTGAGCGTGACTTCCGAGGTAACTTGTGCTGTTGGGATACCGCTGTTGAAGGCCCTTTCAAACCCATCTCTTGTATGTGAGAAATCATGGCAGCTACCCCTGAAGCGAAAGTTAAAGCCAGAGTTGTTAAGCAGTTAAAGGAAATGGGGGTGTATCACTTCTCACCTGTGACCGGCGGCTTCGGTCGGCTATTAGGTTTTGTGTGTATATAGCCATCACTCCTCCTTAATAATGTCTGACATTATTTTGTTACACATCCACTCAAGCATCTGTGTAGTGGTGAGTGACGTGCCTAGTTCGGCTAGGCCGAGATGATTCTCTACTTGTTGTTTAGTTGTATAAAACTTCGTGCGTGTTTCGGGCTGCACCATAAGTGCTACGAATTTAGTCTGTGCCATGTAATTCTCCTGAGTTAAACATCTTCGCTATTGCGGTTGCTTCTTCATGTGTTAGGTTGCTGCCCAGTACTGCCAAGGGGTGATGGGAGGTTGGGTTAGCTATTACCTCTGCTCTTTCTATGTACCGCTCACCTGTTAGCGCCCCACCCATCAACATCTTTCTACGCTTAACAACACCCCAGAAAGGTTCTTGCTTTAGCTTGTCGTCTACTTCGTACATATTTAATCCCCCACATACACAGATACACCACAGTCAGCCGTGATACCCTTGCTCGTGATGCCCCAGAATACGGGCACATCCCACTCGCCCCATGAGCCTACATAACCATCAGTCAACACGATCACGCACTCAGGCTTGATCTTCTTGTCACGCATATATGGTGTGATACATCTCGGGTCAGTACCCCCACCCCCTGCGGGCTTAGTGCTAGACATCAACGCCTCGTAGTCACCTCGTGCATAGGACTCGTGTGCTGCCACCTCGGTATCCCAGTACATCAACTCGACTGACTCAGGCTGCACGTGGTTACAGATACTCAACAACTCACCCAAGAACTGACCGATCTCAGCGCTACCGATAGAACCTGATGTGTCGATTGCCACAACGATTGAACCTACCGCCTCACCAACAGACGAGGGCATGTAAATGTCCTGATCCACCCAGCGCCTGTTTGGTCTGCGCCATGTGCTGTTGTCCTTGTCTGCACAGATACTATTTACGAAGTCACGCAACACCTCACGCCAGTTAACTTTGGGTTCGAGTGCCTCGGCTAACTCACGGGGCATACCACCTTTCATACGACCGGCGAGGATCGCACCTTGTCTTAACGCTTGGTCAACTTCTCGTGCAAGCTCTTGCTTGTCGGCTTCGGACATCTCATCTGCTGCGTCCCAATCGTGTTCGTCAAAGCCCGCTGATTCTTCCTCGCCCTGATTGCCACTACCATTGCCTTTTCCATTCTTCTTCTCCTGCTGCTGTTTTTGTTTGAGCTTGCGAAACACTTCGCTTGCATCCATGCCTCGGTACTGCGTGTCGTAGCACCCACCCTCGGGCAACGCTACCTCATACCCATCGGGGTCACTGTCCACGATCATCAGGTTAATCACGAAGTCACACGCCATGTTAGCGAGCTTGCCATCTTCCTTGTACAGATGCTTCCATACGGTTGTATGTCGGAACGCCTTGTGTAGGTTCTCGTGCATCACCAGACCCTTGAGTTCCTTATCACTTAACTTGTTGACGAACTTGCGTCCGTAGTATGTGTTGCGTCCGTCCGTTGCTGCTGTCGGGATGTCTTCACGTACCTCGGTCTTGCCCAACATAAAGATACCGGAGTACATACAGTAATTAGGGTTGTTCATCAGGGATACGTGAGCCTTCTGTACCCGCTGCTCGGCTGTCAGTTTAGTAGTCATTTACTTCTCCTTAATTGTTTAGATATTTACACTAATACTTTTGGTTATTGAAAGTACGTAATCTCCATCTCCGTACATCTCTGCTTCAATGTCAGAATCCTCCTCACCACTACGCATAAACTCACACGCAGCGACGGGGGCGACCCCGCTACAAAACAACGCAGCGAAGTCCTCGACCAATTTATTCATACGCACAACTGCGGGGTACCCGTCGTACCACTTGATATCATACGTATGAAATACGAACGAGTATTTCGGGGCAGACTTTTCGGTAATCGTTCTATCGGCTATCCCCCAGTCATCGTATGGGAAGTTAGACTTCAACCACAGGCTTACCACCCCGTTGTGTTCAGGGGCATGTGTGTAGAACGCTATTGCTACTTCACTTCTGTAACCCATTATCTTCTCCTTGAAATAATGTCAGACATTACAAGTACCACTAGTGGTTAAAAAAGCCATTGATTTTGAGTAGCCCACTTCACGAAGTCCTTGTTACTGACTGCCATTGTCTGCTTGGATGAGGACTTGACGATGCTACGAGCGAACAGGGCTTGCAACTCCTTGTCCAGACGATCAGCGTATGCCAACCACTTACCGAGCGTGTCCTTGTCTACACGGGTGATAGCAGAGAACACCAGAATACATTTAGCCACCGCATCATCAGGCACTTTGGCTGTCTCTGGGCTGTGCATGATCGACTCCCATGTAGGCAGCTTGTCCACCACCGTAAAGAACGCCTGCATATCACGAGCCGCCGACTCACCGATTGTGCCTGCCAGTGCAGAGATTGTTACGGACTCACCGAGCATGGGGCGCTTCTTAGCGATGTGGCTAGCCTTCTCAAGTGAGCGGGGTGTAACGAACGCTGTCTGCCCTGCACGAGTGGGGTTGAAAATGTACGGGTTGTCTGACTGCGAACGATCCGTGTAACTCTCAAGTGCTTGTGGAAACTGCTTAACCCAAGCGATAACTTCTGGTGCAATGTCGTTGTCCAGAGCCCACGCACCCCATGAGTCAGGGTCTACCGAACCACCCGCACCGAACCCTGCATGAGGTTTACGCACAGTTACAAAACACACACGGTTACGAGCATGGGCTTCGAGTGAGTCACCCACACCATCGGTTGACAGGTTAGTTGTACCGAACACGATAGAGCCTTCAGGTAGTTGTACATCACCGATACGCTTCTCTAGCATGAGAGTGAGCAGCACATTCTTGACAGCCTTCATCGCCTTACCGATCTCGTCGAGCATCACGATCACCGGCTTTTTGGATTGAAACTTAAACCGTGCGTTCGGTGCAAACTTAGTAACTTTGAGCCCCGTCATTGATGATGCCAGTTCTGTATAAGGGAGTGCGAAGTCACCGAGGTCGAGCAAGGTGCAGTCGATGTATGCCGTCTCGTAGTCGGGTAGCTTGGCTGCGATTGCCTTGAGCATTGCAGATTTACCTATGCCGGGTTCACCCTGACCGATGATTGTTACCTGATCGCCTACAGTAGCCACTGCGTTTGCGAATTCGTTGAGTGTGATGGTCGAACCGAAATTGATTGAAGCCATGATTACTTCTCCTTGAGTTTAATAATGTCAGACATTATGTCTGTGGTATATGTGGTGTATTGGGTGCTGCTCAATCTAGTTTGATTGGTGCTGTGATAACTACTTCTTTCTGCATGTATATATCTTTGTACTTAGTCACGAACCTGTCGAGCTTACCAAGCACTTGCTTGGGGTCGTACTTGTCGTGGTCAGAGTGCTTTTCTTTTATGTCACACCCACGCATGAACAGCACAAGCATCTGGGGGAATAACTCTAGCTGTCTGTCTGGGTCTGTCACCTGCATGGCGTTGGATAATACTTCCACCTCTGCCTCATTAAAGGTCAGTCTGTGTACGTCACATCTTGCTAACTTATGCCCCATAAGCATAGTCGCCTCTTCCCAGTATCTATCTGTGGTTGTCATATACTGCGCGGTCAGCTCGTGACTCAGGCATCCATCGGACAGTTTGAGTACGCTACTTGCGTAGTCTTTGAATGGTTTAATCTTCGCCCGTTCAGCTTTAGCCTTGATCGGGTCAATTACTGTCTTCATAGCTGTCGATGGTTCAGCTAAGCGGTAATGTTCGTAGTTCGGGTTTGTCGTGTCCCACTTCACGAGGGTAGGCTGATTTATTATGGCGCAGAACTGCTCAGTGCCCACGCTACGCCGTAGCCATATCCGGTTGTATGTTTTGCTTACGTAGAACTCACCGGTCAAGCCGTTCATAAACGCAGCCGTTGTCGGTGTGTACCATCCACCGCAGTTAAACAGGACATCCCCGTTAGCCATCACAAGCATCGCATCGGTGCTGTGCATCCTCGCACCATAGGCACACTGTCCGTCATCCTGCACACGGCAGATCACTTGCTCCCAGTCCCTGCGTCGATCACCCCAAGGGCGTACCTCTACGTTTCTACCTCTGATAGGCTTGACTTCGTTGAAGTGTTCTTTCATACGTTCATATAGTCTGATACTCATGGTAACTCTCCTTAACTGTTTATGATTTTAGCTATTGCTTCGGGTACTACTTTTAAATCTTCATACAGGTACGGCATTGTGTACACGGTGTCACTGAGTTTGTTCGGATGGGTTGCGGTTATTCTCACTTGGACAACGACACCCCGTCCACCCATAGGTCTTGTGAACGCAGTCACTTGCCCTGCACTCGTGCCGTTTGTCCATGTCACCCAGTCCCCGAGCTTCATAGGATCAGGCACAACCAGAAAAAGGCGGTGAGGCAGCACACGCCTAGTGTCCACAGAATAATGTCAGACATTATTTTCATTCTTCGTCCTCCTTATCTCCGTCTTCATAATCCACTGCATCGCACTCCTCACAAATAAATTCTGGGTAGTCACTGACCTCGTGTTTGCCCTCTGTATATTCTTTATACGCAGTATTTGCCGCCTCAAATGCTGAGATTGCCTGTACCTCAATGTATTGGTTTATGGTCATTAAGACGTTATAGGTTTTCATTTTCTTTCTCCTTGAGTTCAGCTATTGGCAACCACCCAAACTTACGCCATGTCCGTGTGACATCGGTGCTTGCAGAGTTGTAGTAAACAAAGGCGGGGTCATCTGTCAGGGGGCAGGGCAGTCGTGGGGTAGTGGGTTCTTGGGTTTCATACATTGTCTTTCTCCTTGTTGGGTTCTACTTCGTTGCACTCATACACTTCGATGTACTGCTGATACTCCTTGTCGCCGTCGAACATATACCGCACGTTCTCCTTTGCCTCGGTGTAATTCTTGGCGTTGATAATGATTGTCTGATACTGCGAACGTACTACTACACATTTAAACTTCCTCATGTCATCTCCTCACCACTTCAATACTAGTTAACGAACGACCGCCGTACCGATTAGTTATTTCTGTCTTGATACGTAGGTCAGCGTAGTAAGAGCTTCTTGTACGCACTAACTTTAAGTTGCCACTAGGCGTTTGCCCTATGGTGTAGTACTCATCTAGCATATATTTCCGTGGTTCAGGTGTCGGCTCTCGCAGTACTTGGTTGAGCAAGCGTTGTGCCTCTAGTAATTTCTCCTTATGCATCTCGTTCTCTAAAATCAAATCAACCATATCGGTACGTAAACTCATCTCGCACTCCTAATGTACTTGGGGTTCAGGTCTTTGAGGTCATCCATGTCTGTGATGACTATGTAATTGCTTTTGTGGGAGGGGACGATTGTGTGTTTGACTTTCTGTGCTGCCTCGTCCCCACATAACAGGCACAGCTTATAACCTAGGGCGTATCGTGCGGACTTGACAGGCTCCCCGCACTCACGACAGAAGTGTTTGTAGTTAGAAGTCATTACTCTCTCCTTTCATAAACTGCTCGATATACTTAACTTCCGCAGCGGCTGCGGTCTCGTACCCATCCTCGTAATCTTTGTCCGTCTCGTATGCGTGGATGTTGATAGTGTTGTTGAGTGCGTCGATGTACCCTTGTACCCAAGGGCTTTTGTTGGGGTTGTCGATGTGGTGTGGTTGTTTGTCCATTTCACTTCTCCTTGTAATGTCTGACATTATTTTTGTCAGGGTTGCACTTCTAAAAAGACTTAAGTAAACAGGCAGACACGGCGCTCCCCATATCATCTACCTGCTTGATAAATATTCTCTCTTAAGATCTTATGAATTTATTGTGTACTCGATCTCCAGTACACGCACAGTTGACGCACTGTGCTAGCGAAACGGTATACGCATGGCTTGCCCCAAAATAAGTTAAGAGACGGTGATATACACCCATCCAAAATAAGCACGTGCCAAAACATATACCGCTAGAGACTTTTACTCCTCACACCCGAACGTAACGG